TCCTTGTCACCCGCGTCCTCAACACACTAGTTAGTTTCCGTCACTAGTGGGTCATTCGTGTATTAACACTTTGACTCTCTTCTTGACGATTCGAGTCGTCCTTGGGATATCAAACTTACCGTATTGAACGGAAGCCTGAACCTCAGAATTCCCCATACTAGGTAGCAATACCCGGTGGAAGAAATTCAGTGGCGACTCGCCACTCTCAACAGTTTTTACCTTTACGGTATAACCGCGAAAAGTGGCTAACTTCAAACCATTCACGAGACATACGTTACCCTTGTGCCTTTTGGCGTAATCTTCCAGAGATTCTCCGGAGAGATCATGCGGTATTGTGGCGTAAGGTTCACCACCAGTCCCTGGTGGTAGATCCTGCGACATGAGAGCATAGATCAAGGATGCAGTACAAAAGTATCTGCGTCCCCATAGTTGGTGAATAGTCGAAGCGAGTGAAAAGACCCCAGAGTCTGGATTGTCACCTAATTTGGTGGCGTCCAGTTGACGACGGAGTTTCACGGGAGTTATATCAACCCCGTAATAAGCGTCCGTACCGCATGACTCACGAAAGTGAGAAGAGGAAAAAGACTTGTTGGTATTAACCTTCAGGCCGTATCGCTCTAAGACCTTGACGATGGACTCGTAATGTTCCGAAGGCACGACTAGGTCGTCCCCGAAGACATATACTTTTTCATCAGATCCCACGCCATCTAGAAACGACCGACACAATACCCAACAGGTAAAGCTAAGAGTTGTGAAACAAATAGCAGAGCCTTGAGGGGCAAACTTTTTCAGATGAAGCATATCACCGCAAGGTAGTAATACCTTTTCGGAACGTGCGTCCATCATCGCGTCAAACAAGGGCAAGCCCTTGAAGATACGATACGCGAGCGCTAAAGAAAGTCTGTCGGAAGCATCCTTCAAATCAACGGTAGCGTACTTACGCGTAACACTATTTTCTAGTGCGAGCGTGGAGTTTTTGGTTTGGTCCGTGAAGTTAATCATACCACGTGTGTGATCTGACTTATCCATGGCACTTTCCATATACCGTCGCAACCCTTGTTGGAATTGCATACGTGCTGTTGGCTCGCGACATATAGTGCGAGGTCCGCGAGCATCCTTAGGTACAACTAGGAACTCAGAGTGGCTACTAGTGCGAAAGAAATCTGTATGATCCCTCCCTCCTAACTTCCAAAACTCACTGGTAAAGTGATCGTTGTCTTGAAAACCCACGACGCTCGATAGTGAATCAGGGAGATGAGGAATGAACTTGTGCTTGTGTGCGATCGGTTGATCGCAGACTGAGCCTGGTCCATGCGTAGCGTAGAGACAATCAACGTCGAAACCCGTAAAAATGGAATGCGCGTATGTATTAGCGTATTTGAGTAGAGCATCCTCCTCGATTAACTCGGGTAGAATGTCCTCAGTTTCTTCGTAAGCCGTGAGAGCATCTAGTGCTTGGAGATGAGTGATACCATTAGTAGGTTCCATCTTTTTAAAGAAAGAGCAAACCTGGTACACCTTACCCAGCGCTGACGCAATCGCAGTGTGATCGTCGGATAGCGTTATAACAATCAATTCGTCCCGGAACAACTTCGGTATTCCCCCAACAAGGGAGAAGCCTGGGATGGCGAGATATATAGGATCTGCAGACTCGAGATACATTAGTACTCCAGCAACAAACCTAGGTAAAGCTAACGTGAGAAAGGGGATACCTTCCGAGGTTAATCTTCTTAAGATTGAGACAACGGTTCTCGGTGAAATGTCAAGATCAACCCCAAGAGCAACCACGACTTCAGCATAGTTCCGGATCTCTCCGGGTGCTAAAGCGTGTAATACTTTCAGGATCTGGTCATCAATGGCATAACCATCTAGACCCAACTTATTCAGTCTTTTCATGTGCGCTAAGCCTATGCTACATTTGCTAACACATACCTAGCCGAATGCTTAAACTTCGTCGCGCATCAACTGTGTAATTCGAGCGGCGGTTAAACCGTTAGCCGTGTATTTAACACGGTCCTCGATAAAAGCAGAGGTGAATACCACGTGCGGGTCGCACTCAATAAGAATGCTAACTCGCAACTTTTTATCCGGAGCGATATTAGGCTGTGTCAAATCGTTCGTAGCTTGAATAAATTCAACACTAAAACGAGCTTTTGACGCAGTGTTATTCGCTTTCGCGATAAAATTAACCGGACTGTCCATCGTGGCGCCGTCCCACACGTACTTACCCACCGTTTTGGTTGGGTTGAACGTCAAAGGAGAGGTACCATTCGTAAGGACGAGATTCGGATTGCCAAGCATATAAGTCACCAACAGGAGATTAAGGGAAACACAAAGGAAACACAAAACGTAACCGTAGCTGGAAAACCTTGGACCTATTGGATCAAAGTTTTCTGCCAGACTTAGCGATGGCGCCAAGAATGGATGTCTTTTTTAAGTCCCAGTTACCCAATGAAAATTGGAGTGGCGGGGTCCTATAATTGGACATGTCGTTAGATAAAACGGATCGCTGGTAATAAACAGCTTCAAAATATCCATTCTCATTGACCAAAGGAGCAAAACCCGACCGGGAAGCGTTACGAGGTTTCTCATAGAGAACCTTGAACTTGACACGGAAAGAGTATGTGCCCTTTAAATCAGTTTGAATGTCTAGCCAAGAATTTTGTTTCGAGGCGATGAAATCCCCAATGGGGACGATCCAGTCTACGCACCAAGAAAACGGAATTGCATTCCAGATTGTTGCAAGATTAAACTTGAAACCTGTGCGATCTAGGACGCTAAGGAGCGGACCTAGAGACTCGAACTCGGGACAACGGTATTTTACCTTGCCTGAGACGGACATACGTGCATGAATCGGGATGATTGTAACGAAAGAGTCTGAGATGTTATCCCAGTATTCCGAAAACAGTCCAAGATCTTTTGCGGGCATTCGCATAACTGGAAGATCAACTTTCACAGTCTTTCTAAATCGCCGAGGAGCCATCTTCTCTCTTAATTGAGAAAAGTTGTTTTTCAGGTCTTTAAACCTGTCAACTATGGTGAAACCATCGGAAATAGTAGGAAGATAGCCAAATTGGGTATTCACCCAGGTACCACCGACGTCGTCTAAAGCAGAGTTAATCTGCGATTTTAACGCGCGGCGGGATCTTTTTGCCCTTTTGGGCATCTTGGCTTGCGCTCTCATCCTGGGAATCCTCTTAACGACCATTTTTAATGGGTCAAGAAGAGCCGGGAAGTCCTTCATCTCGATGATGAAGTTCGAGAGGTCGAAAGAAAGGTCAATCGGCTGAAGTTGTTGATACTTCTTGGCTAAATACGTTTGTTTCGCTGTTTGAAGGCGATCATTGTACAAGTCAAAAAGAGTATCCACGATCACAGGTCGAAGGGCGGCTAAACCGCCTAAATCAGAAACTGCGCATGCATCGACAATAGTTTTGCCGGCGACTACGAGAGTGATCTTTCGATGTGTAACCGCATTGAGTCGCTTCTTGCCATACTCACCACGAAGGTCTTCATAATAGGAGACCAAGTTGTCCGTGCCGTTTTGTAACGGGTCGGGGCAACCTACATACTGGTAAGTATTGTAATTCGCGCGAGAGGAAGATTTGACCATAGGACGGGGTAACGTGACAGCGGT